AAGTACACACGGAAGGAAACGGACTTGCCGTGCTGAAGATGCTGATCTTAGCTATGGCCACCAATAAGCAGCTAAACAAACTCATAAAGGCCGCTGTGGTAGCCGACAAATTTCTCCATGTAGAGGCTGTAAAGCTCAACATGAAGAATTCAGAGGAGAAAGGAGGCGAGGCATGAAAGCTAAGTATAGGCTATTAGTAGAGGCAAGCGATGGAAAAGAGTTTGTCGTCGTCATTCGTGAGTACAGTGCATCCACCAAGCCTGCCAGGATGTTCAAGGAACAGGTGAGTGCTTTTGATGGCTCTAAGATGAACATCTCCAAATTGGCCATGATGAAAGTCTATCTGAGAGAGCTTGCTGAGTCCATCAATGCCGAAAGCCGTGGCAAGGGCGCTATTCAAGTTGACTTCCATGATGAATGGTGCGACTTGAACGGCCACAGATGCATGGGGTTCGAGGTGTATTCATACGACGGTAGAGGTGCCCGTCCTATCTGCAGTATATACTTGATTAGAATAGATGCCAGTGTAAGCTTCTACGATTTGCTGGCCACGAAAGGAGGCAATCATGAGTAAGTGGAATCTGCAAGAGCATGTTGCTCAGGACGTGAACGCCATCGAGTTGCTGGTGGTGGACAGTTACTATCCGTCGTATCTGGTGGTGCTGGTCGACGACGAAGGGAAAGAGCACGTGATGCGGGACATCAGTGATGCCAAGCTGCGTGAAGTGTTGAACAAAGCAAAAGAAAAGGAGGTGAAGAATGGCTAAGTATTTCAACTTTGGCGAGAATGTACCCAAACGTAAGCAGGACGAGGCATTGGACTCGGAAGCGGAAAAGATACTCGATGCATATTTCCAAGATGAGAGCGACAGCGGGCGGTTCACGTCGGAGGAGATCGCTGCCAACGTGCGTGAGACGCTCAAAGTCACGACGGCACAGGTCTTTGACTACATGAGCTCACACGGCTACCGCCTTGAAAGGGTCGATGACCGCTTGGTGTGGGTAATAGATTAGAACAGTTCAAAATCATATAGCACATTTTTGAGGGCGCATGCGTCGTGAGACGTGTGCGCCTTTTTGCGTATTTTCATTTAATGTGTACGTGCGTTATCTTTGCCGATGAAACATCTAAAAAGATAGACTTATGTATAAAGCTTATTATGAATCCCGCCGCACGATGCTACAGTATGACAACGAGCACATCATCGGATATCTAAATGAGACAGTGGTCGATGACTACGTCCCAGAACACTATGAGGGCGACACAGCCCCGGAACCACGCAAGGCCTACTGCTATGAAGGCACGGAGAAAGACGGCGGCACCATCATGCCGTGCGAGGACATGACCAACTATCACGATGTGGCCAATGCCATCATCCGGTCGAAGTACAGCGAGAGTGAGGAGCTGAGCATCGTCCGCCATAAGATCAATGGCGACGACGGCAGCGACAGCGCCAATAACACCGAATTCAGCGAGTTCAACGCCTGGTGCGAGCAGGCGAAGGTCATCGCAAAGGACTGGTGCGGTATCAATGAGTAGCCTATGTCGACGGTCATCAGTAAACCCGGTTCGCTGAGCTTCACGGGCACGATGGAGAATCTCGTGCTCAAGAGCCCGTCTGCGCAAGTGCGTGTGGCCATCAAAGTGAACTCGGCCTATGGCACGCATGAGGTGCTCAACGAGGTGTATTACCCCGATGAGAGCAGCTCCGTGACCATCTACCATCCCGGAGATCTCTGCGAGCCCTACGCGCGCCAGTATGGTTCAGTGACAGCCACTGCATCCGTCTATGACATCACGTCCTCTGGTGTGCAGGCCGCTGCCCTGGACGTGGATCTTGGCACCGTGCTCTTCGGCAATGTCGACCCTCAGATAGACGCCGCCACGTTCTGCCAGCGGCACTTCCTTAACATCCTCATGGGCACGAAAGTAACCGCCATGGGGCGCAAAGAGAGCCTGAGTGCCTACGATGCGGGCGATCTGACTGTATCGGCCTGCTTTGTGACCGCTGATGGCTCGCTCAAAGAGATGTCAGGCACTTTGGCACCTGTCAACACGACGGGCAAGGTGCAGGATTATGATGTGTCGCCATCGAAGATCTTGGCAGCCGTCAATGCCGATGATGGAGCCCGCCTCGTGGGCTACGTCTGCAAGTCAGGAGAGCGGAAACAGCCCTATGAGCTGGTGGTGGATAAAGTTCCACCAGCCCCGTCCCTGGCCTTCCTCAACTCCTTTGGCTGTTGGGAGTATATCCACTGTACCGGTACGCACAAGAAGTCGAGCAAGTTCACCTATTCCACGGCTGTGGTGGGTGATAAGACCCGCAACTATGCCATTCAGGAACAACGCCAGTTGACCGCCAATACCGGCTCCTTGAACTATGCCATGGCCGAGTGGGCGGATGAGCTCTTCCGCTCTCAGCAGGTTTACCTATATACCGGCGGCAAGATGGGCAAGGAGGTCGTCGTCTCGGATGTCAAGGATGAGGTTACCAACGAGGACGACAATATGCCGTCGTATGAGTTCACGTGGATGTATGCACAGAAGCTGCACAATGTCATCGACACCGAGACCAAGCGTCTGCGTGTCTTCGATGGAACTTTTGATTACACATTTGAGTAAAGGAGGCAGAAACATGGAAAAAGTTCTCAAACCCATCAGCCTGCAGGAGGCAAAGGCGTATCTCGACGAATGCGCCGAGAAGCATGAGGCGGTGAGCATCGTGGCACTGGCCAAGGACGGCCATAAGATCGTGATGAAGGGCTGGACGGTGACCTCCGGCAACTCGGTAGGCCGTACGCATAACTACCGCAACAACGAGAACGGCGAGGTAAGGAAAATCATCGACGTGCTGCTGTTCTACGTGAACGGGCACCCAGTATATATATAGAGACATGGAAAAAATTACATTAGCACCCGATGTACTCGACATTCCGGTGAACCGTGTGAGTCCGGTCGAATCGAAGGATATCTACACGCAGAAGGAGAAGCAGTACACCACGGCCATATCGGTCGGCAACCGAAATTATCAGATTGTCCTTTATGGGGCGTCGAACCAGATCCCCTACCGGCTCACAGAGCTTGTGGAGAAGAATTCGGTGATGATGCAAAACAAGTACTTCAACCTGCTGACGTGCTACGGCCGCGGGGTGGAGTACATGGACGCGTCGACACGTCAGGACAAAGAGCCCAAGCCGACCATGGATCCGGAGATAAGGCGCTGGATGATCCGCAACAATGTCAAGAAGTTCTTTGCGGAGCAGATCGTCGACATGAAGTATTTTGCCTTTGCCGTGACTGTGGTCATCCTCAACCGCGACCGGAAGAAGATCGTGCGGCTGGTGCACAAGGACGCTTGCAACGTGCGCTTTGAGCTGCCGGACGAGGACGGGAAGGTCAACAACATCTTCTTTGCCGACTGGGACGATAACCAGCAGCCCGAGGATATCGAGGTGATACCGCTGCTCGACGAGGACGATCCCGTTGGCGACCTGCTCGCCCGCACGGGTAAGGAGCGCGATAAATTGGGCGTTTTCCGCACGGACTCAACCAAAAGTCACAAGTATGCCATCGTCACGCGTATGCCGACACCTAACTGCCGTCTGTACCCGACGCCCTACTGGACGGGCGTGCTCCGGGACGGCTGGTACAACATCTACGGTCAGCTCACTGCCGCCAAGCTGGCCAAGCTGAAGAACGGCTCAAACATCCGCTACCATGTAGAGGTGTCACAGGAGTTTTGGGCGAGCCGAGCACATACCATGGGCATCAGCGAGGGCACTCAGGAATATCAGGAGATGAAGAAAACATTCCTTGAGAAAATCAAGAAATGTCTTTCAGGCTCAGAGAACAGCGACAAAATGGTATGGAGTGACTTCACCACGTCCGTTGACGGGAAGGAAAGACACAATCTGAAGATCAACCTTGTGGACACGTCGAAGGCCGGCAACGAGTACAACGATGACATTGCGGAGGTGAGCAACATGCTCTGCTACGACGACAACGTGCACCCGAATCTGGCAGGTGCCAATCCGGGAAAGAGTCAGATGAACAACAGTGGCTCGGACAAACGGGAGCTCTTCACGATGAAGCAGGCTCTGGAGACGATGACGCACGACCTGCTGCTCCTGCCCCATCAGGTGGCCATCCTCTTCAACGGATGGGAGCAGAAGGTCTATCCCGACGTGCCGATGATACTCCTTACCACACTCGATAAAAACACCGACGCCAAGCAGACAACAATGAATGGCGGAGACAACAACCCTAACGAAGAAAAGTAACCATGGACGTAACGAAAGAAATTACCAAAGAGATTTTTGAGCAGTATGTGCCCGCGGCAAAAATGCCGGAGCGCAATACGAGCGTCTTCAACCGCATGGTGCCGTATTTCAGCCGCTCTTATCAGCATCTTCAGGATCTGCTCTTCAAGGGCACCACCACTCTGATGGATGCTGAGGACATGAAAGGCGGTATCCTGCAGTTTGTGTGCATCCATGCCTTTTTTCGGGCCATTCCATCGTTGGATTTGGTGTTGACGGGCACGGGCTTTGGCGTCGTCTCGACAAACGACACGGCTCCGGCCTCTCAGACACGCGTCAAGGCCCTGCGTGACGAAATGGAATGGCAGTCGCTCATGAGCATCTCGGCGCTGCTGGCAGTGCTTGTGAAAACAGACAAATGGGGAGACTCTGTGGCGGGTAAGAATGCGATCCGGTGTCTATACTACGATCCGTTCCAAATAAACGAGTACGGGCCAATCGACAGGAACCTGTCCATGGCCGAGAACTGGCGGCGGGTGTGCCAGTACCGCGCCACGGCCGAGCAGATGGTCAGACGGGAAATCTCACAGGAGTACTACGATGCGCTGCTTTGCCGACTGCGTACCGGCAAAATGACAAATGCAGACATCGGCATCTACCAAAGTGCGGTGAACTATATCGCCCGCAGCATCGGTGATATGGAAGCCGGGAAGCCTTGCATGGTGCCAGCGCAATGGGAACTGCGTGACTACATGGAAAGGTATGCCGATATGCTGCCGGAATACAAACAATCCAAACTATATGCTTCAATCCATGGAGACAGATACGAAAACCAGCCGGAAGACCCGACGTTCTTCTTTGTTAACTAAGCAGATGGAGTTCCGCATACCGAAAGGGTGGCAGGAGCTTACGCAAGGACAGCTGCGCTATGTTATCAGCCTGTATAATATCTACGACGGGCGTGAGGACATGATGCAGATGATTACCATGGCGGCACTGTTCCATTTCATGGGGTGCCGCGTTGACAGCGAGACAAAAGACGGAATACTCTGTTACCGTGTGTCCACTGGTGAGACTTTCTTGCTCAATCCCGAGTTCCTGCCGATGATGGCCGACACGGTGGAATGGGTGAAAAGACCCAATGAGATGCGCTGCCGTTTGGCCGTGCTCCACCACTGTGAGGCCGTCAGCTTCGATTTGCGCGACCTGGTGTTCGGCGAGTACCTTGTCTGCGAGAACTATTACCAGGCGTGGATGCTGTCGCACGACTGGACAAAGCTCAGCCCGATGCTGGACACCCTCTACCATGTTCCCGACGGCGGGAAAATGGTCAATACGCAGTTCGACTATGTTTCCGTTGCTATGTGGTGGACGGCCGTTAAAGACTATTTCGGGCAGCTTTTTCCACATTTCTTCCGCCGAACGGGCGAGGGTGAGGAGATCACACAAGACGTGCTGCGGGAATATACCGACGCGCAAATCCGCCTGTTGACCAAGGGCGATGTCACCAAGGAGGAATATATACTCAACAAGACCACAACCCTGCGTGCGCTTACCGAGCTGGATGCTCAGGCACGCGAGAGCGAGGAATTGAAACGTATCATGCAAAAAAACAAGTAGACCATGTTCGACGCTATCAAATACTTTACCAGGATGACAGAGATGAATAAGCTCTGCCAGCAGGAGAAATTCAAGCCGGTGGTGATCAGCAACACCGACAATCTGGAGGGTTTGTTGGAGGAATACCGCGAAAATGACCGTTTCATCGCTATTACAGACACCAACACCGAGAACATCTCATCCGATGACGGCGAGTATGCCTTCACGAAAAGACGCGCTTTCACCGTGATGATCCTCTCGGCCTACAACTATCCCGATATGGAAGACCGGCAAAAGCAGCTCGACCTCTGCCGTGAGGTCTTCAAGCAGTTCGTCACCAGAATCATACGTGACAAATACACCTATGATGAACAGATGGTGCAGTTCGAGACTCAGTCCATTCCCAACTCTGAGCTTGGACGATACTACCTCTCCGGCATGACAGGACTGTATTTCACGCTCTACACCCGTGAGCCGATAGATTTGGAGTACAACAAGGAGGAGTGGAATGGCTGAGCGTAAGATACAACGTCCGGTGACAGAGGACGACATCCGGAAGTGGGAGAAGGACTGGATGGAGATGATGATTACCATCTGGCGTGATCAGATCATGCGCCTCGGCATCGTGGACACCATGAAACTGTACAACGATATCACGGGCAGCCTGAGCATGGGTGAGCAGGTGACCATCGCACATGAGTTCATGAAGTATGGCATCTATGTGGCCGCCGGCGTGGGTAATGGCTACAACAAGGGGAATGGCGGTGACCTCGACATCCTCGACCCGTCGCTGCGCAAGGCGGCCCGTCTTGACAAGCCCCGGAGCCGTGGCCCGCGGTGGAGCACGAAACACATGACGACGGGTAAGCCGCGTGAGAAGCGCGACTGGTTCGCGAGGAAGTATCTGCGGTCCATCTATGTCCTCGGCGACGTGGAGCGTGGTCTCTACGGCGAGGCGTACATGGGCACGCTTTCGAACGTGGTGAGCGGGCTGTTCTCTACCATCAAGGAGGAGACGAACGCGCTGCGGAACCTGTAAATACGTATTTTCAAAGCAAGGCAAGATAACGTAAATTTGCGATATGAGTTTAGAGGCGAAAGACATAGAGAAGCACATCGAGCAGATACGTGATGAGCGTCGTGAGGCTGCCAACACCGCAAAGCGGGTGGGCAGCACAGATATCTCGAATGGGTATCTCTCGAAGGAGAAAGATGACGTGTCCAAGGGCCTTATCACCTTCCTGAAAGGTATCAAGATCGATGATATCTTTCAGTTTGATAAGGACGGCAACATCATCGCCAACACTATTGCCTCGCCTTATTTCTCAGAGAAGCAGAAAACTGGATTTGCCATTGCCGTCGTTGACACACTGACGGGAAAGTACAAGCTCTGCGTCGACCAGATCGTAGCCTGGGCAAAGGCCACGGTAGGCTCGTTGCTCGTAGAGGGCAACAGCGTATTTGGCGGGGATCTGTCCTCTCCTAAGTATCAGTCGGGCTTCCTCGGTGGATTCGGCTGGAGACTGTGGGGAGAGGCCGTGCCAAATGCCGCTGGGAAGACAGAACAGCGCTACACGGCCGAGCTAGACAATCTGATCGTGCGCGGAACCATGCGCGTGTATGAGATGATTATTTCGCAGCTGCTCGGAGAGAATGACAACCGCATCTTCACCGGAATGCTGGAGGTCGACCACTATGACGCGGAGAGTGGGAAGGTGTATCTCGACACCAAGGAAGGCCGGATGTACAACCCCTTCCGCCATGATGATGTCATCATGGTGCAGCAATACAACGGCTCTCCATCGGCCGCCAATGACCACTACGTCACCAAGCACTATGAGCTCATCGTGACGGAGGTGGGCTCCGAGGGGACAGGTGAGAACATGCTGGCCTGGGTGAAGTTTCGCAACTTCACGTCATCCATGGAAGACGCCACTCCGGAGAAGCTCATCAAAAAGAAGGATACCTTCGTACGTGTCGACAACCTTACGGATGAAGACCGCAAGGGCATCGTCAGCATCACGACGGTGGGGCCAAAAACGCCCTACATGGATATCATCTATGGGCTGAAGACGGATCCGGATAGTGCATTGAAGGGGCGACTCGGCAACCTGCAAGGTATCACCCATCCCAGCTTTGGCCAGCTGAAAGGGTTCGGTGAGCTGCTGCAGAACCTCTATGCCGTCGGCGACCTGGTGCTACGTCGGACGGGTGAGAATATCGACACGAAATTTCAAATATTGACCGACATCTTCTCTTCCAACTTCACCAAGACGCAATATGAGCTGACAGACGATACCAACTATCTCCACAATGGTCAGTTCCTTACCGCAGTGGGAGAGGAGACGTTCATTGACGGGTGGACTATCGACGACACGGACGATACATCCTTCTGGATGGACCCTGTGACCAATATGCCGGTAATGGTCAATGGACATGCCACGGCCGGCGGCAATCACCGGGTGGAGATAGAAAGATCGGAGGGGCGCCAGGTTCTGAGGGTGCTCAACTGTGGGCTGACCCAAAAGAATGCACTCATCGACCCGCCCAAGACGCACAAGGAATACAGTAAGCCAACTGGCCAAACTTCTACGAAGACAGACGCCAAGGGCAATAATGCTGTCGAGCTGCGCAAGGCTACGGACGGAGCCATGGAGGATGTTCAGGACACACTCTATGTGTCTCTGCGAATATATGCGCTCACAGCCGGGCAGCTGACCATCGGCTTCACTGACTGCACCGATGTGGAAGGTAAGACCAATGACTTGTCTGTGCGAGCCATAGACGTACCCTATACGGGCGAGTGGACAACAATCAACTTCAACGGTAAATGGAATGGCACCGGCAACTTCGTCATCCGTTACACGGGTGAGTGTCGTATTGCCTTTGTGGCCATCACGGACACTGCGCTGAGCAATCTGGCACGCACTGTCAGCACTTCTATCGAGCAGACAGCAGAGGCTATAAAATTGCTTGGTCAGAACGATGATGCCATAGCAGGGAAATTCACATCACTGGGATTGGTAGTCGATGCACTGAACACACAGGTAGATTTATTCGTCAACACCACTTATCCTGCAGATAAGTCGGCTATCGACAACCGGATCAAGGTGAACACAGACGGAATTTCGGCATTGAGCACAAAAATTGATACTGCCAACAACAATATCAAACAGCTGGGCGTGAATATCGATGCTGTGAACAATCGCGTTGATACTTTTGTCAATCAGACGTATCCTAATGATCAAAAAGAGATACGCCGGCTCATATCGGTCAACGCAGACGGTATCAGCATCAATGCAAAGAATATCGACTCGCTCAACGGGAAGGTGAGTGAACTTGGTACGGATTATGACATGCTGAACAACAGCGTGACAACATATGTGAATGACTACACAAATGGATACAATAAATTGAATTCTCGTCTCACTACGGCCGAAGGCCAAATCAGTGCGCATAACACGAAAATAGGGAACTTGACGACGGAATACTCAACGCTGTATACCGACTTTACGAAGGTACAGTCACGTGTCACGCAGATCGGAGTATACTATGACGAAAATGGAAATCCGATCGGTGACAAATGGACAGAAGCGGGGATCCTCACGACCGCTGATGGCAATGTGTTCTATGCCGGCAAGGGCGAGGCCTCGGACAACCTGCTCGTAGGCACCGGATCAGGGCAGCTCTGGACGTTGGAACAGGACCGAGAGACGGCAACGCTTGACTTTACGGTCGATGAAAGAGAGTTCGTAGTGCGAAATGCCTTTCCGATAGGTGACGTGAGCTTCTCGAACAGCAGCTCATCAAGCCTCGCAGCTTTGTGCTCGCCAGTGGCCAAGACAGAGAAGGGGAAATATTATATATTATCATTCAGCACACTTGTATCAGATGAAAGCGTATCTGACTTCTATGTGCTGATCGGGTCTGCATCATCGAAGGATGGGGCCTATACCTACTCTGAGGGGATCAACTACAGCAGCAGGGACGATGAAGAGACCGCGCATACAACCATGAGAATGTTGCGGTACCGCAAGCTGGATGACGGAATCGAAAAACGCTATTACATCATCTTCCAGGCCACAGGGAAATATACGCGCTTTAAATTCGTCAATCGCAGCTATCGCTCACAGGTGACGTCGTCGACCGTAACGAACTACTCAACGCAGTCTGGCATCCCCGGCAACGTTACCGTCTCGCAGGACAGCGGGAGGGTGCGTGTGACACGCAACTACACAGGGACAAAGCGATCAGACGGGCAATACGACATAACCGAGACCGTGACAACCATAACGGCAACAAAGGGCTACTTCTATGCGAAGAAGATACAGCTGGAGCCTGCCGTCAACACAGATCTGGCTGATGTCGTCCCGTCTTCCTACAAGGAGGGACAGAACACCATCGAGAGTTTGATTAAGCAGACGGTTGACAGCATAGAGCTCCGTGCGAGCAAGATCATCTTTAAAGGTGAGACCATCATTAACGATAAGTTTTGGGTCGACACCAACGGGAAAGTCCACATGAATGAAGCGTATGTAAGCGGGACAATCAATGCCAACACCGGCAAGATCGGTGGACTGAATATCTCGGAGAACTCATTGTCTGCCGGCGCCGATGGGTATGGAGTGACCGTTACCCCACAGCATATCTATCTGCAAAGATATGCCAACGATGCGGCATTCGATGAAACGGGCAAATATATTTATATGGATGCGGAAGCAGACAATATGATAGACGTGCAGTTGAACGGCGGTAACATGCAGAAGACATACACGGGTATTAAAATACACGGAGCCCCCTCTGAGGCTTATGGTGATTTCGTAGGACTCGACATGGATATTGGTATAGTCGGTGTAATCGCGGCGAAACTACATAACGGCATTGTCGATGGAGCGCGAACACAATGGTATGCACTGAATTCAGCATCAGGGGTAACGGTAGAAAACGATTGTTTCAAGGTAGGTGGGGAAGAAGCACTATCCGGGACAGTATTCTACATGCTGAACATGTCACCGTTAACAATCCATTTGCCCATAGATACACCTCCCAACACGCATTACAAATTCATAAAAGTGGGGAATGGCAATTTAACGTTCAAGGCGGATCGTGGCGCCATAAGGTACGGTAGCGGATCAAAAACTGAATTTAATTCGGCGTCGGATTATGAAGTCCTGAATTTTTACGCGTATGATGGTAATTGGTACCTAGACGCTTCAAACCGTTAAAAATAATAGAATATGAAAAGAAACTTCAACAGACCGGTAATGAACTACAGCGGGAAACCACTGATAGGTGAAGACAAAAAACAACAGAGTATGGGTAATCTCATCGCCATGCAGCTCTATTCCGTCGGGATCAACGATGGAGCTACGCCAGAAAAGAAGTTGCAAGCTTACAAATTGCTGAACAAACTGGCTGGAGCAGATAAAGAGATAGAGATTACTACAGAAGAAGGAGCACTCATCAAAGAGGTAGCAGGACGGGTATTCGCCGCCGGCCTATACGGGCAAATATACGACTTCATAGAGAATGGTTAGTTTATGATTGGTGTAAGTAATATCACAAGTGAGGAGGAGCTGCAGGCGTTTGTTACAGCCTTTGCACCATACTTCTTTAAGTACCTTTCCAAGCAGTCGAAGAATATCTTTGACTGCGAGGTGGCAACGAGTATTGATCATATCAAGACGATGCCAGCCCTCTACGATGACGGCAACGGCGTGCGTAAGCAGGTCGTGGCACCGCTACAGCTGCTTACCAAGGACGGCGATGCGCAGATCGCTGCTGCCAAGGATGCCGCCTCGAAGGCTAACGCATCATCGCAGAACGCCGACACGGCTGCCAACAGCGCCAATGCCGCCGCCAAGAAGGTGACGGACGCCATCACGGACATCACACAGGAGAAACAAGCAGCGCTTGATGCCGCTGCCTCTGCCAACAGTGAAGCCGCGAAGGCAAAGACAGTCACTATCAATGCCACTTCCGCTACAGCATCCGCCAACGATGCCGCTGCCTCTGCCAATGCGCAGGCTGCATCGGCACAGGCTGCTGCCAAGGCAGCCAATGATGCCGCTGCAACGTCAAAAACTCAGACGGCGGCCTGCAAAGTGCAAACAGATCGCAGCAAGGAGCTCAACGACCACCCGACTATACAGGGCGACAACGGCAACTGGTGGAAATGGGATGAAGCGACGAAAGCGTATGTCGACACGCACAAGATAGCCAAAGGCGGAATGATGTACCCTAGCTTCATCTTCAAGCGCAACAGACTGTATGTGCGAGATAACAGTTCGCTGATTGCAGAGCGTGTGAGGATCAGAAGAAACAAACTCTACATAAAAATATAAGGATATGGCAGAACAGACAGATATCTATGTCGGAACAACCGTGTTCACAGACAAGGGCGACTGGGTGGACGGGTATAAGTTCACTTATACCGACCCGGACACGCAGGCGACGGAAGAGATTACCGGCTATGATGAGCATGACATCGCCCATACAGCCAATGGCGTACACCTGTCACTCAAAGACGGCAACACATCGAATCCAGACACAGACAAAAAGAACTGGCGTACATGGGTGGATCTTACCGCACTCGTGGCAGCCATAGCGGCTGAGGAGATAAGAAAAAAGAGTGAGGCGGAACGCATAGCCAACGAGACTGCAAGAAAGAAAAGCTTCTCGGAGATGGTGGACGCGGCTAAGACCGCTACAGACTCGTCCACAGCTGCTGCTACCTCTGCAACATCAGCTGCTGCCTTGGCAACAACGAGAATAGCGGAGATGGAAGCTCTTGCCAAGAAAATTGCGGCTAAGGAGGTGCTTAAGCCGGAGGAGATGTATGTCGATTATCCGGCAGATATTTCCATCCGTAACAAAGTGCCGCAAAGTATCAATGCGAGGTTGGTACCAGCCTACTACCCGCAGAACGTGATTTTCCAAAGGGCGCGTGGCAACGCTATGGATGTGGACCCGGGAGGAAGACTGACCATCAACGGGGACGGAGACACTTGGTTCTATGTAATTCCGCCGAACAACACAGCTCTCTATGTAAAGATCAAGATTACAGTAAGACAGCCTTATATGCGGCTATCTGCATCCGGCGCCCTCAGAAAGGCTAATGGTAATATCAGAATCGTATAACTCATAAATCAATATATTATGGCATTAACAACAGATGAAGAAGCAAAAGTGAAGCTTATTATACAAGCTTTTGATAATGCGAAACAGATCGGAGACCTCGACCTGGCGAGTATGGACACCGCGGGGCAGTATGTGGAACTCTACGACTCACTGACAGGTAAGGCAAGCCGTATGCTGCTGAGCGACGCCGTCAGCCAGGCCGGCGCAGAATGGTGCGGTATCCGATATAAGGACGCAAAGACAGAGACGGAAGTCGTTGGCTCTCTTTCGATGCTCAGACAACTGCCTACACTGCTCAATCTCGGTGGATATCTGGTGCAGAACGACCACTCACGACGTAAGCTATCGCCCAAGACGCACCTGCTGCTGGAGACTGGAGAGACAGCAGCCCTCGATGGCACTATGGGACATTATCAGTGGGGATGGGACAAACCGTTCTATTACCAAAACTACAAGCTTGCCGGTTATACCTACGAGACGATATCTTTCAGCAAGCGTAAGGGCTTCTGGAACTACTATATTCCTGTTGGCTCACGCTCAGCTGCCGGTTACGCAGTATATGACAGCGCTACGCAGTCTTTGAAGAGCGTAGGCACGGCAACAGTTCCAGTTTTTAATAAATCTATCCTTACTTTGCAGACTGCCGCGCACAAGAATGGTGACCTGTGGTTTGCGAATGAGCGCGTGATGAACTTCGTGACAGGTATGCTCAAGCGGTTGATCTTCCATAACAGAAGTATACAGACCGACTTCAATGCTAATCTGACCACGGACGGACTGCACCAGGGTGGAACTGGCTTTGGATGCTCAGAATATTATCCGTGGGATAATGGCTATCTGCCTCTTAATGCGCTTGTGGAGGATGGAGATGCACTGGAAGTAGGATCGTTCAAAGGTAGTACGACGAATAAAGATGGTACGGCCAAGGACATAGAGTATAGCGCCATTCCGAACTTCTATGGATTGAAGAACGACTATAAAGCGCTCTGGTGCATGAGCGAGAACATGCTCATCAATTGTAACGAAGATGGCAGTCAGAGTCTCTATATAGATGATAGCGTTGGCAAGACTCTCTTCAATCTGAATTCGTTAGATGGGCATGTATTGCATAGCAGGGCACCATATAATAACGAAGGATGGAAATACCCGAAGGCATACAATATGTCACATCTTGCATTTTGGCCGTCTGAAGATGGCGGAAGCCAGTCAACGTACTTTGGAGACGGATATTATAATCCGGGATCTAAGAGCGGCCTCCGTGGTGTCTCGTTGTTGGGCAACGGTAGCGATGGTGGCGATGCCGGCTCGATGTACGCCCTTGGCAACAGTGGTGTCGGTGATGCCCTTGTGGGCTGGTCCGCGTTCCTCTGCGAGTGGGCAGAGGCATTCAGCACGAATCCAGTGCTGGCGGAGTAAACAAGAACACTAGAGCACGAGAGGGCAAGGAGGCGCAGGAAACGGGGATCAAGAGAACAAGGGACCCCGGCGCGAAGCGCCCCGCCCTGCAAGGGCGTATAGTACCGCGCAGCGGTCGATTTTTTTTGATTCCTGAGGAATTTTGATTATTTTGCTCAAAATTCCGCAGGAATCATTTTGAATTCTGATATTTATGCTGTACCTTTGCACCCACTTCTGCATTTCTGCGGAAGAGGTGGACTCTCCTGGAGCGGCCTCCGTGGTGTCAAATTGTTGGGCAACGGTAACAATGGTGACAATGCCGGCTCGATGTACGCCAATGGCAACAATGGTGTCGGTGATGCCAATGTGAACTGGTCCGCGTTCCTCAACAAATTATTAAAAGGAGACGAGCCTTCCCCATTGGGAAAACATATCGAAAGATGACACTGAGACAAGTAGCCGGAAGCGCGAACCTCATACGTGCCGGAAGGAATTTGCAGACTTCCAATCAAACCATCGAGACCCCGCCGAAATTTCGGAACAATAAAGACCCCGCAAGATCCCGTCCATTACAGTAAATATGAAAAGAATCAAAGATAAAGTCAGCGAGGTCGAGAACATGGAGAATGCGCGTGCTGCTTATGATACATATTCGTATCAAAAGCATCACCGAGACTATGTGGAAAGATTTGATAAGAATCTTGAAAAGAATCTGCAGACAATTCTTGAATCTTTATCATCCGAGGAATGGACTCCAAAGGGCTACAAGCGCAAAATCATTTTTGAGAAGAAAAAGCGAATCCTTGCCAAGGCACCCATCGAGGACCATGTGGCAGAAGCCATTGCCATCAGGCCCTACGAGAAGGAGCTGTATGATTACTCTACATACAGAGCTCCAGCCGTAAAACCAGGCCTCGGTACGCACGCATTTGTGAGGATACTTCGGAATGAGCTATTCAAGGAAGAGCAGGAAGAAAATATGTATTATGTACCGCTCGATGCTCATCATTATTTCCCAAGGATGGACCATGGAATTCTCAAAAAAGAGATAGAGCGGAAAGTGAAGTCTGGGAAGCTCAGGAGAAATCTTTTCAAGGTTATCGACAGTTATCCTCAAGGAACACCACTTGGCATTAAGGTGAGCCAAATTCTTGGTCAGATTTATCTCGCACGCTTTGATAGGCTGGCCATGAGATTCTTTGACATCGGAGAGAATAAGGAAAAACTCGATTTCTGGACATCAAAATATATCGAAGGCAGAGTAGCGACTGCAACAGCGGATGACTATACGGATCTCTGCAAAGGCCCCCAATACTTGTCACATGTATTCCGAGGCTATGTCTATGAGGGCATACCGCATTATTTAAGATTTGTGGACAATATCATTATCCGGCACAAAGATAAGACTGCGCTGCATATCATCACACAATTATGTATCATGCACTTGTCACGTGATTGGCATATAGAAGTCAATAAAGACTATAATATCCGTCCGACATGGATGGGGATAAGGGTATGCGGATATGTATTCTATCATGACAGAGTGCTGGTAGCCAAGCGCAACAAACAGAAACTTGCAAGGAAAGTGCATCTACTTCAAAAGAAAGGATACGATGAAGAAAGCATCAGGAGGAAATGCGCATCACAATTAGGGTATATCAAACATGTAAACTCAATACATCTCATCAAATCGTTAGGAATGGAAAAGACATTAGGTAAGATCATCCGCCGGCGGCGGGTGAAGGCTCCCTTTGAGGGATTAACAGCTGAAGACAAGGTTAAATTCTCCTCAATCTGTAATTACGCAAGCGAAAAAACGGGGGGGGTAATTACGGCAACAAGATTTTGTTAATTGATTATAAGGTAGTCAAAAGTAAAATCGAGAAGGAAAAGGTAACGACCAAAATTAAGGATGGTGAAGGGAATATGCAGGACGTAGTAAAGGAGGAAGCCAAAGACGCACTCACCATCCGATTCAAGAAGATCTTAAAGACATACACAGACCAGGATACTGGAGAAGAGGTCTATGTGTGCGTTAAGAAGAAAGACGCTGAAGGACGTGACACAGCAGTTGATGCAGAGTACTACGCCTTCACCGGGTCAAAGATCCTTATCGACCAGGCCATCAATGACTTCACGAAAGAGGATCTACCATGTCCGACCGTCATACAACAGTTTGCGACGTCCAAAGGACAGACCTTCTTTAAATTCACATAAACAAATCCCCGGCACGAATCCGTGTCGGGGATTTTAATCTATCAAACGAGGAATTATTCAGGAATAATTGCGTATTTTCAAGAACTTAGCACCTACATTATCTTTGCGTAAAAAACGAAGATAATGACCGAATCCATGTACGACATAGTTAAGAACACGATGATAAGCATCTTCCTTGCCGTGATTGCTTATCTCCGCCCACTACAAGGAGAACTGAGCTCCCTATTCTTGATTTTTTTTGCAAACTTCATTTTTGGCTATCTATCCGGAATGATAGCAAATAAGGAGGATTTTGAGTTTAAGAAAGCCGCTCGGTGCATTGGAGAGGCGACGGTATTCTTCGTCTTCTGTACATGCATCTACGCAATAGGGAAATTCAAAAGTCAAGAGCAAGGCGCTTTACAGTGCGTGAGTTATGTGACCTATGTGGTGATATACTTCTATGGGCTGAATATCATCAAGAACTGCAAGAAGATCTTCAAGAAAGGCTCTACGCCCTGGATGATCTTCGCATTCCTCTATTACGTACTGAGGTTTGAGTTCATCGAGAGAATTCCATATCTAAAATCTTATCTGAATACACAAGGCAATGAAGAAAGCATCAAAACAGCTGCTGGAGCATGTCAGACAGGCCGAGGGCCTGAGTCTGACAGCGTACAAAAAAAGTGATGACACGTGGACAATAGGTTATGGCCACACCAAAGGCGTGAGGCAATATGACCGAATCAGTAAGAGTGAGGCGGAGCGCTACCTGCTGAGTGACCTCGCTCCCATCGAGAAATTCCTGTCAGCGGTTCCACAGGTGAAGACGCAAGGGCAGTTCGACGCCCTCGCTGACTTCGCCTTTAACCTCGGGCTCGGTAGGTTGAAGGGCTCTACGCTCTTCAAATACGTCAAGGCGGGGCGTCCGGTGGCAGAGGTACAGACTCAGTTCCGGCGATGGATATATTGTAACAACAAAGTCCTCGACGGACTTGTGAAACGTAGAGAGTGGGAGGCCCGGAGATATGCGCAGTAAATTTCACTTTGATATATGGGAGGCTTATGACAAAGTGGTCATCGGCCTGTTCCTCATAGGACTGATAGCGCTGCTCTTCTCCTCATGCCCCTCGAAGAAGGTCATCGTTCCGGAGGTGCACGAGCGCACCATCCTTCAGCATGATACAATATATCATAGGGATAGCGTGGTATCGAACAACACAACCATCATACAGCAGGCTGACTCTGCTATGATGGCAAGATACGGCGTGCGTATCAGCAGAATGGATAAAGCATGGCTCGTGAAACAGGATCAGGACACACGCAGCGCTTCAACGGTTCGCTTCATCATGCGGAAAGACAGCATCGTACATGATTCCATCCCGCAGTATGTGCCAAAGAATGTATATGTCGAGAAGGAGGAGCCATGGTACGAGAAGGTGCTGGTTTTCCTTGGGATATGCGACGTGGCGGTTGCGCTGATTTGGGCTTATTGTAAATTATCTGAAAGAGCAAGAAAAATAAAATAAATTATGCCTGGTAATACGGAGAAATTTCGTGCGGAGATTGAGCTGAACTCACGTCAGGCTCAATCTGAGTTGAAAAAGCTGGAGGAGCAGCAGAAGCGATTGAAGGAGCAGCAGAAGGCTCTTTATGCATCGTCCTCTGCTAAGAACCATCAGCTGGCCGCTGACATGCAGACGGACATTGATAGCGTTTCCTCGAAGATTAGGGAGCAGAAGAAGTATATCAATGGGCTTTCGACGTCAGTCAAAGACCTCTCGCAGGCGAGTTATAAAGAGCTATCCCAAACGGTGCGTGCGCTCAACAAAGAGCTGCGCTCTGGCAACGTGGCACGGAACTCAAAGGAATACAAGGCACTTGCCGACCGTGTCAAGGCCTGCCGCACCGAAATGCAGAGAATGAACGAGGCAACAAGGGAGCAGCCAAGTGCCTTCGGCAAGATCGCTGATAAGCTCAACCGCTACCAGACGGCACTCGCGGGTGTGGCGGCAAGTATCGCTGGCATCACTATGACCATCCGAAACTCGGTGCAGGACTATGCCGAGATGGACGAACAAATGGTGGACGTGCAGAAATACACGGGGATGGCGAAAGACCAGGTGGTGGCTCTCAACGAGGAGTTCAAGAAGATAAACACACGCACTGGACGGGACCAGCTGAACCAGCTGGCAGGTGCCGCCGGCCGGCTCGGTATCGGCTCGCAGAAAGGGGCAAAAGACTTTGTCGACGCAGCCGACAAGATCAACGTAGCCCTCGGCGATGACCTCGGTGACGATGCCGTGGCGCAGATAGGTAAGATGGCCATGGCCTTTGGCGAGGATGACAAACATGGATTGAACAAGGCTATGCTGATGACAGGCTCGTGCATCAACGAGCTGTCGCAGTCGTCGTCAGCCAGTGGCGGTTATCTCGTGGAGTTCGCTGCCCGTATGGCGGGCGTGGCCAAACAGGCAGGGATGACAATACCACAGATTATGAGCTTCGGTTCCGTCCTCGACCAGAACATGCAGGAGGTGGAGGTGTCGGCCACTTCGCTCAACCAGCTGATTACGGCCATGTTCAAGGAGCCGGCAAAATTCGCACAGCTCGCAGGCGTGGACGTGAAGAAGTTCACGACCATGCTGAAGACCGATGCCAACCAAGCCCTGCTCCAGTTCTTTGCCACGATGAAGGGGAAGGGCGGATTTGATAAGCTCGCTCCTATGTTCGACGAGATGGGACTTAGCGGAAGCCGTGCCGTGCAGGTGTTGTCGGTATTGGCCAATAAGCTCGGTGACGTGGTGACCGCAGAGAACACGGCAAATGCGGCATACGCATCCGGGAAGTCGGTGATGGATGAGTTTAACCGTGCAAACGAGAGCGCACAGGCACAGCTGGACAAGGCAAAGAAACACTTCAAGGACCTGAGCATAGAGCTCGGCGAGCAGCTCATGCCAGTGGTGAAATATACCATCACGGGGGCATCGGCACTTGTGCACGCACTCGCAGTCATTGTACCATGGCTGAAGAATAACATCGGTATGATTGCAAAGCTGGCCATTGTCATAGGCTCATACTCTGTGGCCACGAAGATTGCGGCCAACTGGACGAAGATCATGACCGTATGGCAGGCACGCAAGACCATCCTCGACAAGGCGGAGGTGGCATGGAACAAAGCCAAAACCATTGCCATCGGACTGTATACCCTGGCCGTAGGTGCTCTGCAGAAGGATACCGTGGCACTGACCGTGGCGCAGACGGAACTTAATGCAGTGACCAAGGCCAATCCATGGGGATTGTTGGCCTCGGTACTTGCAACGGTAGCCGTCGGCATCGTTAGCCTGATTGGATATTTCAGCAACCTGAGCAAAGAGGAGAAAGCAGCTGCCAATGCTGCCAATCTGTATAATCAGAAAAAGCAGATAATGGCGGAAATCGACAAACAGGCAAATGAAGACACAGCAGAGCAGATAACAAAGCTGAAGCAATTGGAGCGCATCGTCGAGGACAACAACCTGAAGCTGGAAGACCGGCAAAAGGCGCTCACTCAGTTGAAGAAGATGGTGCCATCGTACCATGGTACGCTGACACGAGAAGGCAAGCTCATCAACAACAATGTGTCCGCGCTGCAAGCCTATTGCAACAACCTCATAGCAGCAGCAAGGGCACAGGCTGCCTTTAACAAGATAGTAACCTTGCAGAGCAGTACGCTGAACCATCAGACGATGTTAAAGGCTCGCCAAGGCAATATGCAGTTCTATCAGCAGCAGATGGCTGCCAACGGTTTCAATGATGAGACCGACCAGATCATGGGTTCTACATTCCGAGGACAATATTGGATCAGACGACAAAACAAGAATGGCACTATCTCGGACGTAGAGATCACCAAGAAGCAATACGAGCAGATTAAGCAGGCGCAGGAGATGGTGGCTTGGAACAAGACACGTATCAACCAGGAGCAGACAATCATAAAAAATAATGAGACGATCTCCAAAGAGTTGGAAAAGCAGGTAAGAAAGAATTCTAATCTGCTGGACTCTCCGGGGAATACAGATATCAAGGAGCCCAAGGGCGGGACTTCGACATATACAGACCCAAAGAAGACAAAAGCAGCCGCAAGAGCAGCTGCCAAAGCTGAGCGTGAGCAGCGGCAAAGACAGCGTTCCGCTGAGAAGGCACGCAAGGAGGCCTTAAAGAAAGAAGTTGACGAGGTCAAGGCGAACTACTCCGAACAGCTCGCTATCGCCATGACAGCCTACTCGAAAGGTGACATCGCTTACTCTTCCTATATCAAGACAAGGCATGATGCTGCTGTCGCCTACTACGACAAGCTGAAAGTGATATATGGAGCAAACTCAGATGATTACAAGAAGCTGCTCGATGGGCGTGCCAAAGCTGATCAGGATTATCAGGAACAGCTCAATGATATCCAACGTCAGGACATGGAGCTAGACCATCTACGGAGGGAGGAATCTTTTCGCAAGCAATATTACGACAAGACAAATGCCATGGCCTATCAGAACGAGCGTCTGCTGGATGAGAACCTCTTCCAGGAGAAGATACGGTACATCCAACAGCAGCAGGCGCTCTATAGCGTGGGGTCGAAAGAATGGCACGGGCTGGAACTGCAGCGCACGAAGGAAGAGGCTGAGCACAGGATGCAGATGCAGGAAGACTTTGAAAAACGGCTGCTGGAATACCGCAAGGAGATGGGAAAGACTAACCTCGCCGAGCAGGAAATCCTCGAGAAGGAAGGTATCACGCGGATGTTTGGTGTGCTGAAAGAGACCGGGCAGATGACACAAGAGGAATATGATGCCATCATAGAGCACATTAAGAATAAATATAAGGATCTGCGCGCTGAGCAGAACTCTGACAAGTTTCTGCGCCAGCAAGGTGCCGACGCGCTGCAAAAAGCCAAGGGTAGGGCTAACGTCGACGATGACAATAGCATATATAACAATGATAATCCGGCTATCTCCACATTCGCAGCTTTCGACGCAGTAAAACAGCAGCAGACAGTCAATGAGAAGCTGACGGAGCTCTATAATAACGATGAGATTACTTTCGCGCAGTATCAGGAAGCAAAAAAGCAGCTCAGTCAGGAAACGGCGGATAAAATGATCGCCGCCGCACAGGCAGCCTTTAGTGGCATCAGCAATCTCATGGGCACGGCTTCGTCCTACGCTCAGGCGTGCAGCGACTTGGAGACGGCAAAGATCTCGGCCAACTATCAAAAGCAGATAGACGCGGCGGGGAACAACTCGAAGAAGAAGGAACGCCTCGAAAAGAAGCGGGATAAGGAGCTGGCCAAGGTCAAGACGAAAGCCAACAAGAAAGCCATGAAGATAGAGATCGCCCAGGCGCTCGCCTCCACGGCTCTCGCTGCCATCAATGCCTATGCGTCAGGTTCTAAGATAAACGTGTGGCTCGGACCCGTAGCAGCTGCCATGGCCACCGCTGCCGGCATGATGCAGATCGCCACCATCAAGAAACAGCACCAGGCAGAGGAAGCCGGCTATTATGTCGGCGGATTCACAGGCGGCAAGGACTACCATAAGAAGGCCGGCGTCGTGCATGAAGGTGAGTTCGTGGCTAACCACGAGGCGGTGAACAACAGCAAACTCCGTCCTGTCTTCTCGCTCATCGACGAAGCGCAGAAAAATAATCGCGTTGCGTCATTAACAGCAGATGATGTGACTCGTTCGTTGGGCAATGGGGGCAGCGCTGCCATCGCATATGCTCCGCAGGTCAACGTCACGACTGACAACAGCGACATCGCAGGGACGCTACAAAAGGCAAACGAGACCCTCGAAAAACTCGGGGCTGCCATCGATGACGGCATTGACGTGTCGATGGAGAAATTCAAAAGAGCGGAGAGACACTGGAACCATCTGCAAAACAATAAATAAGATACGCTATGATAGTATGTACACTCAATGGCAAGAAGGCCTATCCCCTTACCACGCAGAATATAAAGATTACCATGGAGAACGAATACGTGAAGTCGTCAGGGTCCTACACCTACGACATCACGTTTCCTCTGGCCATTGCCGCGAACCGGGAGGTATTCGGCAACGTGCAGCGCCTCGACGTGCGCAAGAAGATCGCGGATTTCGAGGAGTGCCGCCTGTATGCTGCCAACAGACTCGTGATGAGCGGCAAGGGTATCGTCACCGCCATCAATAAGGAAGAAGTGAAATTGCAGATCAGCGCGGGGAAAAGCAGGGTAAAATACAACTCAAAATTCGAGAAGCAATATATCGATGAGATTGACTATCCCGAGATTGTATTGGACTCCGGACTTGACACAGCCATGCTCCAACGCTTTGGATTCAAGCCACCTTATAAACTCTCGAAGTTGAAAAACTATGCTCTTCACATTGATTTAAGCAGTTCCAATATTGTCGGGCAGAAAGGTGTGGCCGTCTTTTCTACTATACATGATGAGAGTAATTCCATTCTGGCCAACAGAGTGGGAACATTTAAAGGCGATATGAAGGTAAACGGACACAAGGAGAAAGGCACTTTCTATTTTATGTACAATCTTGCGCCCATGCCATATTTGTTCTACATTCTCCGGAAGGTGATGGAATATGAGGGGTACAAAATAGCGGAGAATGCGCTTGACAAGGATCCGTGGAACCGCCTCGTAATCGTTTCTGCTTGCAGGACCGGCAAGATCAAGGATGCCCTGCCCCACTGGACGGTGTATAAGTTCCTGGATGAGTTCCGCAAGCTCTTCAACGCATCGTTCATATTTGATGAAACATCGAGGACAGTAAGGATTAAAGCTACTAACGAATTGCTGGCCAACGGACTCGCCACATACGAGGCCGAAGATGACTTCACTGTAGAGCATGATGAAGAAGGAAGCCTTGAGAACCTGGTAACATCAAACGTCGCTTATGCCTTCGATGATGCCTCGGATAGAGATTTCAGAGAATGTATTTCGCAAGAAGTATTGGAAGAATACAAGACGATTGAATTTGGAACGCGCAAGGAGATGCTCGACGCCATCGCTAACATGACGATAAAAGAGCAACGTACGACGATCTTCAAAACCGGAGACAACTATTATATCTATGCTGAGTTGCCGGCCGACGGCAATCCTGAGAATGAGAACCTGACATGGCAACTGACACAATGTGGATTCTTCAATCCTGTTATCCGTGATATCAACAGCGACAACAAAGAGGAAATAGCTATCTGTCCGGCGGCTATGATTCAACATAAGAATCTTAATGACGATGAGAAGAAAGCACCATGGGCAGGACTTTTCACGGGACAGATAGCATGGATGGTCATGCCGTCGGTCACGAACGAGAAGCAGGCGTCACTGGAAAACATGCAGGAAGATGACAACGGTGAATACTACTATACAGTACAGGATGCCATGGAAGGCTCAGCGACTACCAAAGATGAGGAGAGTACAGATGAGTCAAGTATGGCAGTGGCTTTCCAAGCAAATTGTGTAGTCAATATCAAAGCACATAAGGCTGTGGCTGCGACAAACAGACTTGAAAATGAAGATTTGAACTATCGTGTTCCTGTTGTGTACACGGATTTCCGTTGTTATCCTTCTTATACGATTGCGTCCGAAAAGGGTAGTCTGGCCTTGGAGAGCACACCGGCCACGATAGGCAGAACATTCGGAAACGGCAGAAGTGAAAAGACTCAAAGCAGATTTCAGTCCATGAACATAGATCCAAAGAATCTGGTGAACATCAAGTTCGTGACTGACGAAATCCCGGATCCTACCAATCTGTATATGTTCCATAACAAGAAGTACATCTGCAGCAAGATAGAGATGAACGTCAGGGACGACGGCGTTGAGAAAGAGAAGACGGGATACTTCTACGAGATTTAGATTCTACGTACTACTTTATATTGATTATATGTAATTTCGTCGGGGAGCGGTGAGTGATCATAGCTCCCCTTTAAAGTGCTTGGTCTCGTCATGTGCATAACGGGTATTCTTCAGATATTTATTGGTGACGCTGACATCGGTATGCCGCGCCTGGTCTCTGGCCATAACAATCCCTTCGGCATTGGCAAGGTCACGTATTCCGGAGTCTTTAAGACTGTAGAACTGATAGGACATAGGCCAGCCCAAAGCTTTGCGAACTTTCGACCACTCATATCTATATTGGTTGATGTAGGACTGCTCAGGTCCGGGAGTGAGGTCGCGGGATATCAGATAGTGGTGGGAAGGATGGTCAAAGACACGCTGGTCAAGCATGATCTTTATCACCTGGTCATTGAGGGCGACATACTGACCCTTGCGGTTCTTGGCGAACTCTGGGTGGACATAGACCGTCTGATCCTTGATGCTAATATCCCCAATCTTCACATAGCGCAGCTCATCAGGGCGGATGAAACAATAATACTCCATCATGCAGGCGAGATAGAAAGCCTTCTGTGGGATAGGGTCACGCTTCTTGTCATCTTCCTTCAACATGTGTATTTCTTCGACAAAATTATTTTCAATATACTGCCTGTCCTTTAGCCATGTGGCGACAGTGGACAGCCAAGTGCGGTAGTTGTTGCGCGTCTTGGCAGACACGTCCTTGTCGAGAATGAGATAGTCGAGGAAGTCGATCACGAAAGCTTTGTCAAACTGATAGACGAACTGGATTTTCACATCCGCCTCTTTGAGATAGATCCGAAGCTGCTTGAGCCGGCTACGATAATCCACAGCCGTTTTATGCTTAAGGATATTTTTCTCCTCAGCAGAGAAGGTATAGTCCTCATATTTTTGTAAGACATCAGAGAAAGAAGCCTGTGGCCGAGTAATGATAGTGGAGGCAAAAGGATTCCAGCCTTTTTTAAGCTTTTCAACAAGATTACTGATGAGAATAGCAGCCATCGTGTCACGTTCACGCTTGGACGTAAACCTTCCAAGCATGTACTTTTTTCTACGCATAGAATCGCTGAGAGAATCGTAGAAAAAGAAGTCTACATAAGATACCTTCCCCTTATGCAGCTTCGGAAAGGTAAAACCGAGAATCTTATTATTAGATAAAAGTTCTTTTTTTATGGAGCACATTTTTTTAACATTGTCTGCACAGATGCAGCCAATGCCATCCATATTACTGTCCCATTTTTGTCCCGCTACTAACGGCAATGCCCGTAAGTCCTTTGATTATAAGACTTTACGGGCATTTTAGTTGCGGAGGCAGGATTTTCAAAAATGGATACATAGCTCTGAGAATCAATAAGTTATGATTTACAGAGAGTGTAAAGCGGATGATCTACTGTCCCACATCTGTCCGAGAATAAAAAGTTGAATAAATGAGGTATTAGTCTGAAAATATGCGGATTACGACACATAGGTGAAGAATATTCCGCATAATTAGTGTCCCTTATTTGTCCGAATGCATCTCTTTCATGAGCTTGATATGGTCATTAATCCGCTCTTTGAGTGTAGAAATGATCACATCTTTAGAGGCTATTAGCTCTTTATCAGACTGAATGATTTCTTCCTGGAGCTTGATTACTTTGTTTAAGTGCTCAATCTTTTGTAACGCATCATTTGCGTTAGGGGAATTCACAATATTGTTGTCCCCATAGACATGTGGATTGATGCTGGATGTCGACTGAGAAGGGCGTTGGTAATCAAGGAAATACTCTACCGACTTTCCCGTACCAATTGCAATCTTCTCGAGTTTGTCAATGGTAAGGTTTACACCGTCTTTATAATAACGTTCAATACCTTTGTTCTTGGAGAACATTTCTCTTGAGAGTTTGGCGCCCAGGCCTCTCTCATTCTTGGTCAATTCCCGTAAGCGTGAACCTTTATACATAGCGTATTACTTAAAATGAGTTAAAGTACGCACCAAAGCAGAAATAAATACCGCATATATTTGGAACATACTACATATTTTACTAACTTTGCTCACAAATTTAATAATTAATATTGAAATAAAGAATGATTAATCGTAGGAAAATCGATGCGGATGGAATTTCTTCTTACTATAAGAATCTGCCTTTTGGTAAGAAAGACCAATTCGTCACGAGAATAGCCGAAGCATTGGAGATGTCGACCCCTAACGTTCGGCGTAAAATCTATGCGAATACATGGAAGGGGTACGAGCTGAAGTTTGTTGAAGATATCATCAACAGTTAATAATATATATGCCTATGAAAGCGATCGGGAGAAAAATCGAGTTTGCGACTCTACCTGATGGAAGAGTGGCTGTAGTGGAAGGAGAAACTGTCTCCGTCCTGTCTCCGTCCTGAAAGTAGAGGACAGAGAATTCATCGACATGATGGCCGAGCTCATCAAGAGACAATATCCATCGGCATGGAAGGCACTGTGCCTGAACTACAAGGGCAGCGAGCATAATCCTGGTTACTTTAAGTTCAAGTGTGTGTGCCGCTTCATCTCCTGCAACATGGGCAAGATGGACACACTGAAATACGATGTTGACGAGGGAGTGTTGCATCTCGAGGACGTGAGTTGTCCCATCCGCAAGGATTGTCCGTTCTGTGGCATTGTCTGCCATCCACAGCTCTACGGCATGACCAAGCGCGAGCAGAAGATACTGAAGATGCGGGCAGAGGGACAGACCTATAAGGAAATTGAGAAAGAGACAGGAGCCAGTCAGTCGAGCATCAAGAATGCAATCCAAAACGTGACTCACAAACTCAAGCTGTGCTCGTCCAAAGACCTGATGAAGATAGCAGCGGCGATGTTATGAGTAGACAGGCAGAGGGCGCTTTAGACAAATACTTTCATTCTCCGGAAGAGGAGCCCATGGAGACCAAGGGATTGCTTATGTATGATGCCTATGGGTGGTTCATAAGCAGTTATTACTTCCCGATTGATGGAGATTGGAACATAAAAGTGAACAAAATATGATATACGGATATTTAAGGGTGTCGTCCGATGAGCAGGACGTCAACTCTCAGCGTCAGGGCGTTGAGTCCTTCTGCAAGGAGCACTCGTGGCAAATCGACAAATATATCACCGACGAGGGCGTGAGCGGAGGCAAAGACCCCGATAAGCGAAACCTCGGGCCTCTGTTGAAGCTGGTCACGAAGGGAGACAAAATCATCTGCTCGGAAATATCAAGGCTCGGCCGTGACCTCTACATGGTGATGGACATTCTGCATTTCTGCATGGAGCGTGAGTGCGTCATCTACACCGTCAAGGACAGGTTCGTGCTTGGCGACGACATAAGTTCCAAGGTGCTGGCTTTCGCCTTTGGCTTGTCTGCCGAAATCGAGAGACAGATGATACGCCAGCGTACGCGTGAAGGCTTGCGACTGAGGATGAAGATGGGCGTGCTCCTTGGACGACCCATTGGACGGGCCAACAGCGATGAAGCTCAGAAGTATGGCGCATGGAAAGACAAGCTCAAGCAGATGGTTGAGTGGCAGATGGGACCCCGCCAGATAGCAAGGGTAATAGGCTGCGACAGGAATACCGTCAGCCGACTTGTGCAGAGATGGGGATATGCAGACCAATGGGATTACAAATCAGATTGGGCAAAGCATGACAGTGAGCGACGCGCTGAAAAAAGAAAGCCTACCTACAAGGAGGGCGACTACTCCATCGTACCGCTTGACCGCGAGAAAACCATCTCATTGATTAATGCTGACCTGACTATTCCTCAGATTGCTGAACAGATGCCTAACTTCACCTACGAGCAGGTCTATGATACCATCCTCTGTGATGCTGAGTTCAACGATTTGTACAGAAAACACGGACAACTAAAGGTAAAGAAATGCAGACATTAAAAGAGTTATGGAACGCCACCTGCCTTTCGGCTGGCATTCCGGCCATCAGTACCGATACGGCTGCAAGGATAATGGCAGTCACGTATGCACATGGAAACAATGAGGCGTTTGTCCTTAATCCCAATTTCGTCGCAGATCTCGACTATATCTGCAAGCGGTTCCATATTCATGGAGCAGGGACACCGAATGCTGACTTTGCTGAATTGCTTAGGAAGTATGTAAGCGAGCTGGAGACTTTCGAGAAAGCGCATGAGGGGGAAGGCTCACAGGGCGGAGCGCTTTTCAAGCCGCACGTACCGCAATGGGCGGTTGATTTGTTCAAAGATAGATACAACATCAAATTGATCAATTAGACAAATTATGAAACTTCCCTGGATACGGGCATTGTTTTGAAGGATTATGCATTGCGGCAAGACATAAGAGGATGGATATATCTGAAAGACATTACTAATTCTATAACTAAACTAAAAAAATGAAGATTGCAGAAATTGAACCGTACATTGACTCACTTCAGTTGAAGAAGCTCGAGGTGAAGTTAGAGCAAGGCAGAGAGGTAAGGATGTTTATCTGTGCCGACAACGTCGCCGAATACAGCGAGAGAGTATATGGTGACATCGTCGTGTTCGACAGCGAAGGCCATGCATGGAAGCTTGACAATCAATGCTGGCAGAAAGAAAGCGGTATAGATGTCCAAAAGGTAGCCGTCATAGGCGACCAGGCAGCCTATACCCTCAGAGCCAATAACATTTTTATGAAGCGGGTGAAAAGCCTCGACTACAAAAGCGATTGGAGATGACGTATAGAAAGATTAAGAAGGCCTTTGTAAAGAGATTCGGTGTTATAATGATGATTAAGCTATATCGCAAGAAGGACGGGAAATATATCATCAAGGCATCGAAGAAAGTAACAGCCTACAATATGAGAAGAATACTCATTGAGAAGGCTAAAGGAAATCTGTCGTATTTTGCAACAGATAAAAAGTCAGCTAATTTTGCCATGCGACTTTCAAACATTTATCATGATCAGCAACAGAACCATAGAACAAGTACTCAACCGGGCCAACATCGTCGATGTGGTTTCGGAATATGTTCATCCGCTGAATAAATCCGGAGTGAACTATAAAGGATTGTGTCCGTTCCACTCCGACCACAATCCCAGCTTTATCATTTCTCCAAGCAAGAATATCTGTCATTGCTTTGTCTGTGGCAAGGGTGGAACGCCTGTAAATTTCATCATGCAGGAAGAGGGCATGACCTTTCCGGAGGCCATCCGGTTCTTGGCCAAGAAGTATGACATCGAGGTCGAGGAAGATAAGACACAATATACCGATGAGCAGATTAAGGAGCACAAAAAGAAGGAAGCGATGTACATCATCTATGATGCCGTCGCCAAGTTCTACAGAGAACAGATAAAGGTCGATACCCCCAAAGCAAAAGCGGCATTGGCATATGTCAATAAGCGATGGAACAGCCGTATCGAGACGACAGAAGGACATGGCAAACTCAAGAAAATCGTCAAGCGAGAAGATGAAGACCGTGATTTCACAGAGATTAAAGAGATTGGTTATGCTCCGGACTCATGGGACACTCTCGTACAGTTTGCCAAGGCAAAGGGTTATGATCTGAGACTGATGGAAGAAGCCGGCCTGATACAGATGTCGAAGCGCGGCAACTATATCGACTTCTTCCGTGACCGCATCATGATACCGGTGACAGACCGCTGGGGACGTGTGATAGCATTCACCGCTCGGACCATGGTAGAAGAGCCTGGCATGATGAAGTACCTTAATAACAAGGACTCCTTCATGTTTCATAAAGGCGCAGAGATCTTCGGACTCGATATCGCACGAACGGTAGCACTCCGTGAGGGAAAGGTCTATTGCGTCGAGGGAGCTCCTGATGCAATGAAGCTACAGTCACTCGGCATTGATAACACCATCGCAGCCCTCGGAACGGCATGGACGCAGGAACATTTTGCCAAGCTCAAACAGCTCTTTGGCCATACGGCCAATGCAACGATCTGCTGGATCCCCGACTCTGACCAGACACCGCTCAATCCTATAGGCCCCGGTTTCGCCGCTGTGATGAAAAACGGCAGGACGGCCATGGAGAACGGGTTCCGCGTCACCGTGAAAGAGATCAAGCAGAAGAGCAAGGGCGTAAAGGCTGATGCTGACTCTGCCATCACATCCAAGGCTGCACTTAAGGAGATCGAGGAGGAAGATTTCCCAGTGTGGTATGCGGAGAAGGTACTGGAAAAGGACGACAATACAACAGAGCGGACAGAGAAGATTAAAGATGTCTGCTCACTCGTGATACTGGTAGAAGATGAGTACACGCAGAATGCGCTCATCGAGAAGCTGGGCAATAAGTATGGGGGCAAGAATATCTGGAGATCGGCGCAGAAACAGGCCATCAAGGACAGAGAACGCAGGAAGGCAGAAGCCATCAGTAAGCGTGGCGACATCGACCTGCTAAAAAACTATGGATTCTATGAGGAGCACAACTGCTGCTATTCGTCCAAGGGTGACCAGTGGAGCAACTTCACCATGAAGCCTCTCTTCCACATCAAGGACCCATATAACTCGAAACGTATCTACAAACTTGTCAACGTCAACCACGAGGAAGCCTTGGTTGAGATGAAAGAGGCAGAGATGAACTCTCTGCAGAACTTTCGGGAGCGGGTCGGATCAATGGGAAACTTTCGATGGAAGGCCGGCCCTGTGGAACTCTCGGCACTCGGCGACTATCTCTATGACAATACCGAGACGGCAACAGAGATCAAGCAGCTGGGATGGAACCAGTCCGGATTCTTTGTCTGGGGTAATGGTATCTTCAAGGACGGCAAGTTTATGAAAGTCGACGACTATGGCATCTGCCGTATCGACCGCTATGACGATAATGGCAACATCAAAGGTACAGACAACTACTATCTACCAGCCATGTCGAAAATCTACACAGAGCGCAAGGATATGTTCAAGTTCGAGCGGCTCTTCATCTTCGATGACAACCACTCGAGCATTTCTCTGCCTGACTATTCGAGGATGATGGCCACGGTATTTGGCGACAATGCTAAAGTTGGCCTGATGTTCCTCTTTGCGACGCTGTTCCGTGATATCATCGTGAGCTACACCAAAAACTTCCCTATCCTCAATCTCTTTGGTCCGAAGGGTAGCGGAAAGTCTGAGCTCGGACACACGCTGATGTCCTTCTTCATCAAAAACAATACGCCGCTCAACATTCAGAATGCCACCATTGCTGCATTGGCCGATGCCATTGCCCAATGTTCTGATGCCTTGGTCCATATTGATGAGTACAAAAACAACATCGACCCGGTGAAGATAGAGTTTCTCAAGGGGCTCTACGATGGTACTGGCCGTAGCCGTATGAATATGGATCTCGATAAGAAGAGGGAGATAACGTCAGTAGACTCAGCCGTGATCCTCTCAGGGCAGGAGATGCCGACCGTGGATATCGCGCTTTTCAGCCGTACCATCTATCTGACTTTCGACACGACAGTACACGACCGGGAAGCCAAGCAGAGGTTCAATGAGCTCGCTGTCATCCGGAAGATGGGCGTGAGCCATCTGACCAACGAGATCCTATCCCACAGAGCAGAATTCGAGAATGAGTTCTACCAGACATACAACGAGGTAAGCAGTGATATTGCAGCCGGGCTGCAGAGCAATGAGGTGGAAGACCGTATATGGCGCGACTGGTCGGTATTACTGGCCACATATAAAGTCCTCGGTGATAAACTCAATATGCCATGGTCATACAATGAGATGAAGACCATCACCATCGACGGCATAGTAAGACAGAACAAGGAGTGCGCAGCTTCAAATGAGATGGGCACGTTCTGGGATGTCTTCCAATATATGAAGGAGATTGGATATATCTACGAGGGCAGTGACTACAAGATCAAATACATAGACTCTTTGTCTACCAATCTTATCAAAGACCGCAAGTTCCCGACGACAACGGCCATATTGATGATCAGACCTAAGAAGATCATACTGCAATACAAGCGGGCCGCAAAGCTGACTGACTCCAAGGCCATGAACGAGCGAAGCATCAGGTTCTATCTGCAGACATCTCCGGGCTTCCTTGGCAGTAAGTATGGGGCTGAGCGTTTCAAGATCATCACGGACGGAGTGACCAAGAAAAAAGAAATAGCAGCGGGGAAGTGGATTGACATCGAGCAGACAGACCATCCGTTCTGCTTCTACTACGATACGCTGAAAGATAAATTCGGTCTCAACCTTGAAACTACAACTGAAGGCGTCGATGACGACGACACTCCTTTTTAAAGGGGTAGATTAACCAGATAAATGTTTGAAAAGCTGACGCATGAGGGTGCTGCACCGTGAGGTGCGGCACCCTTTTTTCGTAAATTAGAGTCAAAAACGGCTTTTCGACACGTCAGACACATTCAGACACAAAATTATATATATCTAATAATCAATAAGATACTAAATAAAAAATATTGCACACCCCTATTTTTGTGTCAGACACATTCAGACACATTCAGACACAAACTGACACAAAACCTCTCTTTAGACACGATTCAGACACAAATCAGACACATTAGACACAATTCAGACACAAGAAATTTGGCAAAAGATAGTTGATAATCAGAGAGTTACAACTTTGTGGAAATTTGTGTCTGATGTGTCTGACCAGAAAACACGTTCATGCCTAAAAACGCGTTTTTCGGCAAAAAACAGCTAACGCTATGATAATCAGACAATTAAAATTATTCCATACCGATAATAACTCTCAATAGTCTACATAAAAACAGAAGAAATACCGAATATATGCGGAATTTTCCCTAAATTTGCCATTAAAAACTAAAAGTCATGAGCAATATACAGATCTACATCAAGCTCCCGGAATACGAACGTCAATGGTGCAGACACCATTTCGGTGAACCATGCACCTTTCCGAATCAATCGAATATCAACAGCGTCATCCGCTACTTCACGAAGAAGCGTCCGGAGGGGGCAGAGGTAGAGACAAAAAAGGAAGGTGAGCTTGCCATATGCATTCCGGATTCGCAAAGCAAGGATCCATATTATTACAACTATTTGACGGCACCAGGCAAGAAGGCCATTGCCGAAGCCATCAACGACATATTCACCAAACAGATGTTTGAGGATCTGTCCGCTATCCAGTTCCGGGCCATACCGCTCACACTCATCATTCGTGACTGGATGGCTACAAACGGAATCAGCTACGAACAAGAGCACAACATCATACAAAAATACACGCGCATAAAAGATGCCTACCGAAAATGCGGGGTGAACATCAGTAGAGGCTATAAACATGAGGATATCGGCATGAACCGCAGAAAGCGGGTGAATAAACGTTAAATAAAAAGCAATTTGCCATCCACAAAAATACCTTATTTTTGTTAGGCAGAGATAGCGCGTGATACCCCGTGATAGGCAGAGATAAGAAAAGAATCGATAAATTGTATAATTTACAAGTAATAAGTCTATGATCCAGAATTTGATTAAAATTGAGGAGTGTGACTGTAGCGAGCTCTTCAATGCCGGCATTTTTTCAGAGCAGAAATGTTTTCTGACCGCGAATGTTAATTTTGAAGAAATTAACACTGTCGGGAACATACAGGTGTCTGATGAGAGCAGCTACGAAAACAACGAGCTCATATGGACGACCACCATTACTTATAAGGTGAAGACAAAGGCACCACAGGCATGGCGGCGCAAGGCCTTCCGGATGACGGCCATCGATGGGAAGAAGTATCTGGTAGGCACCGGCGAGCGCCCCTTCCCAGTCATCAAGGAGAGCAACCCATATCCCGATAAGCCAACAGGCACCACACTGATGAGTGTCACTGTCACGTGGAAATCGCGACATGGCTTGATGGAAATAATTGGGTAAGTCGTATTTTCTGTAATTACACCTCGCTTGTAACTTTGTGGAAAACAATAAATAGAAGCAATCTGTTTATGAAATACGATTACTATATAACCGGTGTCATCGGCGAGGAGTATGACTGGTGGACCGGTGAGAGAGGCACTACTGCCGACATGGTGAAGGATTTCCTCGACGGCCACAAGGACAAGGAAGTCAACATCCTCGTCAGTTCTCCGGGCGGTCTCCTAGATCAAGGAATGACCATCGGTGAGTTGATAGCGGCTCATGGCCAGTGCAACATGTACATCGTGGGTATGACGGCCAGTGCCGCCACTCTCCTTTGCATG